CCACCGAATACCCCTGCAACACCGAGCATGTGGAAAGGATGCATAAGGATATTATGTTCTGCCTGAAACACAAACATGAAATTGAAAGTGCCTGAAATACCAAGAGGCATACCATCAGAAAAACTCCCTTGTCCAAAAGGATACACGAGAAACACTGAAAAGGCTGCTGCCACTGGGGCAGAATAAGCTACACATATCCAAGGTCTCATTCCTAATCTATAACTAAGTTCCCATTGTCGTCCCAGATAAGCTGCGATGCCAATAAGGAAGTGGAAGACGATAAGTTGGTATGGTCCTCCATTGTAGAGCCATTCATCAATAGTAGCTGCCTCCCATATCGGGTAGAAATGTAATCCAATGGCATTGCTACTAGGTACAATAGCTCCAGAAATAATGTTGTTTCCATAAAGCAAAGATCCTGCAACGGGTTCACGAATGCCGTCTATATCAACGGGAGGGGCAGCAATGAAGGCTATAATAAATGCAGTTGTTGCTGTTAAGAGTGCGGGTATCATTAACACCCCGAACCATCCTACATAAAGACGGTTCTCTGTACTCGTGACCCAGTTACAAAAGCTCTGCCAGTTATCTTGTTGTTTAACTAAACTGACAGTAGACATTTAAAAAATTCCGGGGATAAGTTGACCTGTTGTGATGTATGCACCAAGAGCTGCTACGAATCCAATCATTGCTAATTGTCCGTTAACTCTTTCTGCATTATCAAGGTGATTTTCGTTTTGCATAACGAGGACTTGTGGTTCTTTTGGGAAAATGTTTTGTTTACCGTATTCGGTAGTGACCATTTTAAAAATAATAAGTGTTCATGGCCGGGTACGATGAACTGTTCGGGCCAGCCACTAAAACTTACTTAGGTTTCTTAGGCGGTCTACCTTTCTTTGTACCGTAGGTACCTTTTCCTTTTGGCATTATATTTTAATGTTAGAGGCTTCTAATTTTCTACGGACATCATCACGGTATGCTTCGTCTGTATCATACAATGGGTTGCCCATATCTCTTACTACCTCAGCCATGCTGCGATAGGTTTCTTGTGGAGTTGATTGCTTACCTTGTATAAGGGTTGAGTCACGACCAACTGCATCTTCATACTGTCCCATAAGTGCTTTTACTGCAAATGTTGCTGCGGCTTTATTACCAAGTGCGATTATTTCATCAAAGTTATTAGCGTCAGCGTCTGACATATTATCACTAGCCCATGACATGAGTTGCTCATAACCCTCTTCACCACCAGCAATAGATTTTACTTCTGCTACTTCTTCATTATTTAATACAGGTAATTCCTGCTCTTGTGTCATACCAGCTGATTGACGAGCACCTTCTAGATACTGATCAATAGTTGACTTAGGTAAACCTGCTTCATTAAGTTGATTATACATTTCATCAGTTAACGTACCATCGTTTTCCATGAAATGCTCGGTCATCTTCCAAGGATCTATTTCAGCCTTATCAAAAAGGTCTGATAAATTCTTACCATAAGCTTTCTCAGTAGTCTCAAGGTTAACCTTACCATCTTCAGTATAAAGATCTTCTCTGGTTAACTGTGGTTCTTTTGATTCTTCTTCAGTAGTCTCCTCAGTAGTCTCCTCAGATCCTTCTCTTTCAAGACCTTGTTTACCTAGTTTAGATTCAAGTTCTTTATAAGCTTTCTCTAAATCTTCAGTTGTTTTATATTTACCAGCAAGAAGATTCTCTTGCTCGGCCATCATTTTTTCACCGACTTCTAGGGTTTCAGCATCCCTAGCTTCAGCTTGTTCGACCAAAACAGAATCATCTGTTGGATCATATGTAACTGTTTGTGTTGTTGGCATAGTGCTTTATTGTGTTGGTGGTGGTGGTGGTACTTGCTCTGCTGGTGCCCCGCCTCCCATTGCTCCAGCCATTTGTTCCATTGCTCCTAAAGCTTCTGGATTTTTAGATGGGTCCATCATAGGTGAGCTTGCAAACTGACCAGCTTGATCCATTAATGATTGTTGGGTTTGCATTTGCATTGCTTGTTGCTGTTCTGCTTGTTGTTCTTCCATACTCTTAACGAGATTAAGAACGTCAATACCTTGAGCAGCAGCAAGACGCTTAATAGCTTCATCTGTATTCATGAACTGAGCAATAGCTTGCGGTCCCATTGTCTGTGCAATGGTAGTTATAAATTGTATAAGTGCATCTCTATCTTGTCCTCTACCAAGAGCATTAATACCAGCTACAATAGTAGGGTTGACAAGATTTTTAGGTATCTTAGGTATCTTTTTAGAGATAGTAAGAGTATGCATCTTACGTCTTAAATATGGTATAAGGAACTCAGTAGTTAACAGTGAGAACAATCCTCCTAACTGTTGTTCTAGTTCCATTTGTGTCATACGCACTTCTTCAGCAGTAGTACGTTCTGACTGTCTAACATTTAATACAAGGAAAGCTTCTGCTAATCTTTTCTCTAAAGTTTGGGTTATCTCCATTGCTGTACGGAAATCGGCAGTCTTACCTACCTGAACCACTCCGATATCATCTGGTCTACCTTGTATGATAGCACCATTACCAGCTTGAGCTAATGACTGTGGTTTAGTGATAGAGCTAGGTGAAACTGTAAAGACAACCTTTGCTGCTGCTGAACTACCTTCAACGATAGCTTGCATTAATGCTTCTAATGATTTCAAATCACCTAAGAACTCTTCAACTCTTGAACGTCCATAGTCTTCACCATCTACTGTAACAAAACGTAGAGGTAGCCAAGGGCTTATATCTTTAGGAGCTTTACCTTCACTGTTAGGGACGAGGACATCATGTACTTCTTGATACCAATACCAACCTTTCTTTCCTAGTTTGATACAGGTATATACATCAACATCTTTATCTGTATTACTTGTATCATCATCTACTACACTTTCTTTAAGATCCATTTGAGGTAATAGATCTCTACTGATTTTCTCTTTAGTAACAATCTCTATTACATCACCGTTACCATCTCTCTCTACTACATAACGATTGATAGGATACATTTTCATACCATCTTTACCCATGTATAACAAAGCATTGCCTGTTACTACAAGGTGTTTGATTGCTGAAAATATCTGAACACGATCAGTCGATGCTGCAATAGCATCCATAATCATACGTTCTATCTTAGCAAAGCTGAGATCCATTTCACTCTTAGCTTCTGGAGGAATCTCCACGCCTAATTTAGAGTCATCTAATTGAAGCTTGAAGAAACTTGTAGAAGGTGGTAGTAACCCAAGCATTAATTTACTTGCTAGAGTTACCACACCTTTAGCACCTACTGATTGCCACGGTGTTTTAAACTGTGCGTAAGCAGGTGGCTTATCGTTCCTCATTATAAGAGTAGGAATTGTCAGCTCTGCACATTCATATGCAACATTAAGAAATTGTTCACGATCAGTAGATAATCTATTATACCTTTGTCGTGCTGTCATCATAATTAGTTAGCCGCCTTTGCTGCTGGTTGTGCTCCTTGTCCAGTATTAACACCTTGAGGTGTATTGATACCTTGGAGTCCACCTGATGTTGGTTTCTTGGTTTGTAATTGAGATGTACCTGCGGAGGTCTTCTTCTTCTGTACTTTCTTAGCAGTAACCTTAGCCTTCTTCTTAGTTTCATCAGCTGCATAAGGAGCTGGAGTTGGAGTGGCTGGTGGGGCTACAGGAGCAGTTATTGTAGGCTCAGGTACTGGGGGTGGAGTTGGTGGGGGTGGAACTGGTGGTGGTGTTTGGGGTCCACCTCCAAAGAGGGTTTGGAATATTTGTCCGGGGCACATAATTATTTATCCGATAAGTGTTGTTTTAATAGTCTTATTATAGAGATCTGACCCGCCCGATAGGCGATCTCCTTATCGGAGAGTGTATGGTCAGGGTATATGTCTGGAAACTGCTGGTCTAAATCATCAAGTAATCTAGCTAGGTCACCCCAGTTAGGCATACTTGGGTAGGTTGGTGTTTGCATGTTCAAAAAACGCTGGCATTCTTGCTCTCTTAGTGTCAGAAAGTTCAGGTGCTTTGCCTTCATACATTAGGCGATCACTAGAATCAGCCCAAAATTTTCTGTCTAAATATTTGTCCTGAGTATTTCTACCTAGAGGTTGGAGAACCCAGTTAATGGTGGCCTTCCTAAGTTTATCCAAAGAAGGAGAAGGAGATAGACCCAACTCAGCACATACAAG